ATTTCCTGCAAATGTACAATATTTAACCTAATGAACGTAACTACTTGATTTTCAATATAGTTTCAAAAGTCGTTCTAGTTTCGGTTCTTGTCGTCCATTTCCATATAACGCACAAAGTTAGACATTAATTTACAACCTACCAAATTAAAGAGTTAAAAAAAGTAGCCTAACTTCTCAGCCAAGCTACTCTATCAGTTAACAATATAAAATTAAGTGTAGGTTTTAATAATGAAAGTAAAACTATCTTACCTAGTTCATTAAGCCTAGTTTCTTTAGGGCCTCTATTGCTAGGTCTTTGGTGTCTGGATTAGTAAGGGTGTCTTTAAAGCCTTCTATGAACTTAAGACTATCTTCCCTCTTCTTCGCTGCGACTACTTCCACTTTCAAGCCCTTTAAGTTCTTTAACAGTTCCTCATACATTTCTACCTGTTCCTCTACCTTCTTAACAAGTCCCCCCAGCTCTAAAGGTCTTTCATCTGTCACCTCAGCTAGGTATGTTCCAAAATACTTGTTGCGTTCCTGCCTAGTGGTCTTGAAAAGGTCTGCTACTGTCTGAAAATCTTTAGACTCATTTTTTCTTGTTAATTTAATCATTGTTTATTGTCGCTGTTTATAGTGTGCCACCACTTCCAAATTAATACTTTTTTGTTTTGTGTAGTGCAAAGTTAGTACGTCCTAGGTGGTCTTGCAAGTATTTAGGTCTTTGTAATTACGTGCGCTTAAAAATACTAGGTAGGGACATAAAAAAAGAGGGGCTACTATACTGCCCCTCGTGTCTAATTTGCTCTTACACTGTCGATAATCTGTTTTATTTCACCCTCTACATATTCAACACCTTTATACAGTTCTATCAGACTTAGATAGTTGTTTAGTGTTTCCTTAGTTCCAGCCCCTATATTCTTAAATAGCTTACAGTACATTGTCTTGTCTAAGCTATCAGTCTTTGCCTGTCCTTGGAATCTATAGCCCTCATTATTCAATACTTTATAGGCTATTGCTAGGTACAGTTTATTAGACTTCATTTCAGTAAGTGTATCATCTACTGACATTAGGTAGGCTGTTAAGTCTTTTTTATGTTCTACTATGCTGTTGTCTATGTCAGTGTATTTATAGTTGGATTCCATTACTTCCTTTAATACACCACATTCTAGTAGGGCTTTTATTAGTTTCTCATCCCTCAACATAGCAGGGTTAAATTCAAACGTCTTACCCGTTACTAAAATTGTCTTCACCCTGCACTATCACTAGTACTACGGCTTCTCTAATCTTCTAATTATACGATTTAAGTTAATAATAGGCGGTACATCTCAGCTCCCACCCTGTAAATACTCTCGACTACTGAACTTACTTCTTTACTTCTGTTCTTCATCATACCTGCAAAGGTAATGATTTCCTGCCTAATTAGTTGTCTTGGATTGTACTAAAAAGAGTTAAAAAAAGATTGTCCGTGATACCCATTACTAGATACCACGGACTGCAAAGACCTATTCTACTTTCTCTTTCTTATCCTTATCTTCTCCCTGTTCTTTCAGCTTTTTTACTATAGCTTTGTTTGTACTGATTTCGTATGTCTTGAATTTATCTCCTAAGTACTTTACAATTCCAAATGTAGTTCCGGCAAATGTGACACCTAGTGAAATAAAGCCTAAGATTGAATTTTCTATGAGGTGTAAGATAAAGAAACTAAAATAAGCTAGTACTATACCACTTAGCACCATTATACAGGCAATCAGATAAGAAATTAAGTCTTTATGTGTTTGTTCAAATTTCATAGTAGTTTAGTATTTGTTAGTGTAGATGTTCCAATAATTACCATCAAACAAGACACTAAGTACTCCTATATAGTTTGCAGGTAATACTAAGTCTCCCTGTATTATACCGTTACTTGTATAGTAGAGTATTGGGTAGTTTGAATTGCTAACCACCTTAATAGTCCCCTTACTTCTCTTATATATTCTATACTCTTGTCCTGTCTGTAGTGTCTGAGGTGGTAGGCCGTGTTTCTTCTGCCACGCTATTTTATCAGATGTTGTAAAGTCCCCCTGTAGTTCTCCCTTACTTAAGCTATCATCATCTGGCAGTACTAAGACCGTATTACCTGCACCTTCCTTAGTCATCTGTGGGGGGCTAGCAGTTTCACCGTTAACTATGATATTCTGTACATAAGTGTCTAAGTAGGTTGTACCAGAACTAACATAAGTAGTAGCGTATCTCAATCCTGCTACACATCCATCTGTCACACTTAGGGCTACTGTATTATGTAGGGGGTCATGTGAAGGGCTACTAATACTTATTGCTGTCTGACTATTACTAACTATTTCTAGGTTAATATCTCTACTGTAGGGGCTAATTGCAACCTTACTATAGATACCTTCTTTCTTTATCGTCTCATCAACCCTAGTAGTAAGGCCGTGGTTATGTATCTTTGTTTCTACCGTTTCATTATCAACATCCTTAACAGTGCCACGATAATAAAAGCCGTCCTCATTTATACTAAATAAGCCTTTTTGACTTTCTATGTATGAGGTCTTAATCTTACCATTCTCAAACAGGGCCGTCTCAGTATTACCGTTCTTAATCTTTACTTTCTTTGCATCTAGGATAATATTACCGTCCCTAACTTTAGCCTCTATCTTATCTGCACTTTGTTTTAGGTAGGACTCAGTACTGTTAATCCTTACTACTTTCAAACCTGTTAGGCTCACGCTCCAATCTCTAGTAGTGTCCTGTCCTGCTTGGTGTGCGCTTTCAAAGTATATCCTTAAGTAGTTATCCTTTACTTCTACTACCCTGCTTACCTCACTACCGCTAATTATGTGTGCTGGCTGTGAGTAATCTATAGGGGTTTGTATGCTTTCCTTATTATCAATCTCTACTAGTATCCTTACGTCCGCTGCACTTAGGTAGGGTGTGAATCTTACTAGGTATAATCCATTCGGTAGGTTCTCTGAGTTGCTATCAAACAAGACGGTATAATCTATGTCCTGTAACTGACCCCCTGCCCTGCTAACATTATAGGACATAGTTACCGTGTCTGTACTGTGGTTGTAGGTTATACTTTGGGCTGGGTGGTGGTCGTTGGGAAAGTTCTGTACAAAATCAAACCCTACCCTGTTTATGCTATAGTAGTTATATAGGTCACTGCTACTAGGACTCCAACCACTTACTATATTTCCTTCTTCTAGCTTAATATCCCAGAACTTAATACTTTCATACTTAACCCCATCACTATAAGAATTTAACCTTAAAATGTAGTGGTCTGTGGTAGGGCAGGTAAAAGTCCACACGCAATCACCCTCTGCATTTTCACTAGTAAAGAGTAGGTTATCAGATTTACCACATAACCACACTGTAAAAGACTTATCTCCCTGTTTCTCATGTCCCCTAGCTAAGACACCATCACTCTTTAACTGTAGCGTGTATTTCTTACCTGCCTCTAAAAGCTCACTAGTTACACCTCTATAGTAAAAATATCCGTCTTTGTCTTTGCTAGTGTGTAGTAGTGGGGTAGGCTGTCTAAAATCTATAACACCATTTAATAAGTTCTGACCTCCTACACTAAAGTCTCTAACCGTCTCTTCAACCCTGCTAACCTTACTTTCTGTCTCGCTAGCTGTCTGTCTGAGTGTGTTAATGTCTCGTGTTGTGGTATTCTTAAGGTTATCTAGTTCTGTCCTTGTCCCTGCTACTGTCTGCTCTATACTACCTGCTTTCTGTGTGAGGCTACTAATACTACTTTCTGCCTGCCTTATCTTTCCTGTTACGGTGTCTAGGTTGGTCTTATTTGTCTGTACCTGTGTCTTAATAGTATCTGCCGTCTGTGTTAGTTGTGTTACCTTATTCTCAACAGTTCCTATCCTACCTGTTACATTATTAATACTCTGCTTTGTGTCTTGTACTTGTGCCTTGATTTGGTCTGTAACACTAAATACAGTACTAGGTAGGACGGTAACAGGGATAGTATAAGAGTCTACCAGCTTATCACCACTTAGCAGGTTAAAGGTAAAGGTTGTCTGTCCTGTGTATGGTAGGGTCTGTGAGTGCTTAAACCTGCCTTCCCTGTTAATTGCAATAAGCCCACCATTATACTGTATCTTATTAGCAGATGTCTTATCAGAACTTACACTACTAGCACTCTGACCTAATACCTCTATCAGTCCTAAATCTATATTCAAGTTAAGCCTGTTAATAGTATCCACAACTGCAACACTACCGCCCCTGTCATAGAGTTTATAGTATGGTGTTGGGTCTAAATCTCTACCATCTTGTCCCCTTGCAGGTACGTTGGTGTTAGTATTTCCGACCCACCAGAAATTTTCAACAATCCTAGGGGAAAGTCCATCACTGCCACGCTCTCCCTTTTCGCCTCGGTCTCCTTTATCTCCTTTATCTCCTTTCTGACCTACTGCTGAGATACCTGTGTTTGTATTTCCGACCCACCATACGCCAGATTTTATAAAGGGTGTATTTCCATCTTGTCCGTCCCTACCTGCTGCACTAATACCACTATCCTTATACTTGTTCTGGTCTTTATCAAAAATCATCCAATTTCCAGAACTCCCTATATAAGGTGTACCACTTTGGCTTAACCTAACCCTATCTGCTATATAGGATTCAAGTGTCTTTCCATTGTCTACCCTAAATTCACCGCTAAATATATTCTTACCTACACTGATTACATTTAGTCTATGTGTTTCTAGGTTGTAGTCATTGATTCCTTGGTACTGTACTATACTAGGGGCTACTACTGTCTTATCTAGGTAGCCTGTATTATATGCACTGATAATAATAGCTGCCTGTCTTGTGGGGTCAGTCCTATTACCCAACTGTACAATATTATCCCCCTTCATCGGTTCACTCACACTAGCAGGGTCTTTATCTGTCTTGCTTAGGGTAATATAATTCCAACCGTCACTACTACCTGCCTCAGTACATAATCTCCAATAATACCTAGATTGTCCTGTATTGAAGGTTTGACATACTACAAAGTCACCTGCATTAAATGTCTGTGTAGTAGTAGTTTGGTTGTCTGTATTTTTCCACCAGCACTTATAATCACCGCTTGCCAGTACTTCTACCTTTTCAATGACACTACTAGCAGGGGTAACTATAATCTGTCCTTGTGTAGCCTTAATTTCATCTATACTAAGGCTGAAAAAATGTGCTGCTTTGAGGACAGTTAGATTATCTACAACTATATCCTTACCTGTTAACCTCTCTGTATCTACCCCCTTAGCTGTCAACTGTTGGGTATTGTGTGTTTGAGTGGATAGGTCGGTTATAGTTCCAGTATCACTGTATAGGTTTGTGGTGGTTAGTGATTGGCTAGTATGATTGGTAGTAGTTAGGTTAGTAATGGTAGAATCTGTTGCACTAATACTACCTCCTATGATAGTTGTATATCTTAGCTCTTGTCCTGTCACGCTATCTAACTTACCTGTTTGTGTATTTATAGACTTTGCACTAATACTACCGTCACTTTCGATATTACCAACTCCTAATAGGTCTCCGCTTATGTCGTGTCTTCCATCATATACCTGTCCCCAAAGTAAGTGAGGCTCTAAGGTACTATTCTGACTACCACCTAGTCCACCACCTACACCACTTCCACCACTGCCTACACTTTCCTTTTTCTTTGCATAACTTACTACATCTATCATATCTCTAATAATGTTATCCTCGCTGTTTTATTTCTTATGTCCCTACTAACTGACTGTACTAGGAACTTCTTACCTAGGGTCTTAGATTGATATGTACTAGTAAAATCTATCCCTATGTCGTTCATTGTTACCTCTACCTTTAGTCTAGGCCTTGACATGAAATTATAATACTGTGATACGTAATGTTCCTCTGCCTTACCTGTCTCATCAAGCACCTTATTATATATACTCCTCACTGGTAGACTTGTAGATGTATTAAAGACACTATTTAGGTAGACTTCATTCTTAATACCCTTTTCCACCGCCTCAGAACTGCTAAGCTGAGTTAAGAACTTAAACTCTGTTCCGTCATGCTTATTAATATACTTAGTCTGTGCTGCACTTGAGTAGATTAGGTCATTATCGCTAGTACTTTCCAGTTTACCATTATCACTCACTATATTACAAGCAAAGTTTTTAATTATGATATTCTCTGTGTGTGCTAAGATATACCTACTATTACTTGTCCATTTTGTAGACCTAAAGAACGTTGGGTGTCTTCTTACAATATTATCCCAAACTAACTGAATAGGTGCAAGTATCTTAAAACTAACTCTACCGCTTAGCCTGTCACTTTGTTTAATCGGTATTGCCGTTCCTTCCTTGCTATCTAAATTCTGAGTATAGCTAATTGTATTTTGTAGGGGGTGTTCCACTCCTACGATAAAATCCCCAATTTTAGGGTCAATACCTAGTGACATAGTGGTCTTATATTTGGTAGTTCCGTCATCGTCCTTATAGGTTAGGTCTGGTCTTTCTTTTATCTCTTCCATCGTTAACCATTCAAACTTACTATTACCGTACACATCTAGGACCGTCTCTACACAATACTTAGACCCTATCTTAAGTTCACACTCTAGGATAGGTAGCTTACTGAATTTATCTGTACTATCACCTACACTACTATACTCAAACTGTAACCCCTTGGAAGACTTATCCTTAGTCCATGGTTGAAAATAACTAGCCCCACTATTATAGGTTGGCTTGTCAGTATTATAGGTTGCGCTATAATGTTTCCTAGTGTAGTACCTTCCTTCATCATTACCCTCAGACTTTACTAGGTTACTGTCTAAATTACGAAGGTCCAAAACATTATCTTTCCTAGGTGGGTCATAAAATGGGACTACCGCCTTATACTCTTTTCCCTGTGTCTTCCTAGCCCCATATTTAAGTATTTGGTCATAACTAGATACCCTACTAGCTCTACCTATACCACTTTCATATAAGATAGGCTGCATTAATAAGCTACCACTAAATACTAGGTAATTGGTTGTATCTGGGTCTGGGGGAGAAAATACACCACCTGACTTATTACCTACATATTCAATCAGTGGGGAACAGTCTCTTAGGTCATTGTCGCTAGGTTTGTGTCCTTCTGCTGTGTCATTCTCATTACCGCCTACACTAATTACTAGGTAGTTATCAGTGTCTATCTTGCTAGTTGGGCTGTTATCTGTTGCCTTAGCTTTTCTTTCTACACTACCTAGTCTTAATAAGGCAGGGGTTAAGGGGTGGTCTCTTAGGTATTGTGCCACTTTATGCTGATTAATACCTGTCCCGTTCTCATCAACCTCTAACATATCATCACTCTTACGTAACTTCCAAGTTGGGTTATACATTGCTCTCATATACCAATCTGTCTCAGTTAAGGCATCGTATGTAGTCGGTTGTCCCTTCACCGCCGCATTGAAACTCTCGTTTGCGCTTTTTCCGCTGCCCAGACTGCTGATTTCTGTCAAAAAAAGCTGCTGACCTTTGTAGTGTGACTTTAGACTGTCTTCTGCTAAGGGTGATTCTATAATAGTATCTTGTCCTTCTAAGCTACAGGATAATTGGAACTGATTAACTACTTCACTAGTACTAAGGCTTGTATCACTTCCTGCATAGTGTGAAGGGTTAATTATGATAGACTGTGGCTGCTTACTTACTACCTCACCCGTCTGTAGGTCTAACCAGTTTATAGTATTACCCTGTACTAGTGTGTCCCAATCATATATATAAAAGTCTAGGCCTTCCTGTCTGATATGTAGGTTAAGATACTGCATGACTTCTTTTAGCAGGTCTTCATTTTTCCAAGTGCTATCCTCGTCCTTACCAATTATGAACAACTCACTAATACTAAGCTCTTCAAATACTGTACCTTCCTTTCCCTTTGCCGTACCCTTAGACTGGTCATATAATAATCTAGGCTTTTGGTTGTTGTTTAGGTTTAGTCCCCTAGTGTCAAATATCCTACCCAAGACCTCCATAAAACTAGTACTACCTGCCTCTTGTACTGCTCGTCTATAGTTAAGGGGTACTATATTCTTGTAACTTGTATATTGTAGTGTGCTAAGGTAGTCTGTACAGTTAAGGGTAAATTCATCAACATTACTATTAAAAGGTTGGCAGAAAGTGGCTGGCTCTACATATCCTGCAAAAATACACTCACTACCCTTCCAAATGTTTACTACTATATCTCTAGCAGCACCTGTAAATAGTAAATCGCCTAAATAATCTGAGACTACTAAGTTAATAGTAGCAGACTTTCTTATTACGTGTTCTGTTATGTCTATACTTTCTTCTATCTGTACAGGGTCAGCAGCAAAGTATAAACCGTCCTTGCCTATCTCCTTAACAGTACCACTACCACCACCACTCTTAATTAGAACGGTTAGTAGTTCATCTGATAAGTCCCTAAATTCACCTCTTAATATCATAGTACTCTCCTTCCTGTCTTACTTTGAACCTTGCTATAATTACTTAAGGCTAGATACAAATCACTACCTTTCACCCTTACACTACTTACACCTACACCACCTCCTAGACCTGCTGTATTATTGTCTAAGATTCTAAATAGGTTTCCTTGTTGTGTCTTGGTTAGTATCATTTCACCACTATTAACACGTGCTAGGTTATGGTCTCCAACTGTCTTACTACCTTGGAAAATACCACCCTGTGAGAATGATTGTAACTGTGAAATCGTGCTAATCATTACTGCCGTACCTGCTGCAATTGCTGCTACCCAACCAATAACGCCTAGTTTTGAGTCCTGTGCGCTGGCTTGAGCAAAACCTAAGATTATCTGACCTATTGCCTGTAATACTAAACCTGCCTTGGCTGCTGCACTGTCTTGTCCTAGTTGTTGTATTGCTTGAGACATAAACACCATACTAGCACCTATCTTCTCACCGTCGCTAGCCATTGAAGACCCTAGTATCTGTTGTAAAGACTTGGCATCATCTAACATCCTAGAAAAGCCACTATCCTCAAAACTACCTAGGCTATCCTTAACCTTTTGGAGTTCCTTCATACTATCTACTGACTTCTGTAGCTCCTCAGTAAGTTTTGTAAGTGCAGAAAAATCAAGTCCCTTAAGGTCTAGACTTCTACCTAGTTCCTGTCCTAACTGTCTAGCCTTGTCGATAAGTGGGTTTAGTAGTTTATCACTTGCCTCTTTCTCATCCTTTTCCCTTTGGTCTAGTAGTTCAGTATATTTGTTAGCATACTCAGCCTGTATATTAGAAACTGCTGCCTGTCTCTGTTCCTCTAGCTGTGTGAGTAGTTCCTTATTATCGTGTGCCTTCTCTGCTAGGGCTGCATACTTTTTAGAAACTGCTGCTACCTCATCTGCTAAGTCTGCCTGTCTAAAACCTTCTATCTTAGTATAGTAGTCGTTGATTAGTTTAAGCTGGTTATCTAAAGCCCCTTGCGTATTGATTACGTTACTCTTATCTGAACCATACGCATTTTTTAGCTGTTCCTCATCTGTCTTCCTACTACCCTTATTATTATTGACGGTTTCAGTTTCGATAGTCTGTTTTAAGGTCTTTTGGTCATCTGCTATCTTTTCTGCTTTCCGCTTTGCCTCTTCTGCTGCTTTCTGTGCCTCGGCCTGTGCTTTCTTCCTTGCTGCCTCTGCTTTTCGTGCTGCTTGTTCACTTGCCCTTCGTTGGTCTGCTGCTAGTTTTGCTGACTTCTTACTAGTATCTTCTCTCTGTCGTCTAACTGCCTCTTCTAGCTTGTTGGATTCTTGCCTATATTCTTCACTACCCTTCTTAAGTGCAGCGAGTCTCTTTTTGTGGTAGATAATATCCCTGCTTAGTGATTGGCCGTGTTTCGCATTCTCAGCCTCATACCACTCATCTAGGGTTTTTAATCTTGCCTTGGTTTCACGTTCCCTTGCCTCCTTATTCTGCTTAGCTAGTTCTTTGTTAGCTGCATAATTATAGTTACCTATTACATCATGTCCACCCTTGAAAGCAGATATAGCGTTACTTGCAATCTTATCCCAATCACCGTTTATTGCATCCCGAACCATACCTACAAACATCTTAAGTGGCCAGATCATGTGTTCCCAAATTGCATTACCTACACCTACTGCAATTACCTTAAACTTATTCCATGCTTGCGCCAACTTACTACTAGCTCCTTCTGCCGTCTTAAAGGAGTCTGTTATGTCCTCGAATTTCTGATATAGTGCTGCTACTAGGGAAATCAAGATACCTATACCTATTGCAGATAGGGCTACTCTTAGGGCTTTACTTGCTACTGTTGCTGCCCCTTGTGCTACTGTTAGTCCACCTGTTGCTACTGTTGCTCCTTCTGTCGCTACTGTATTTGCTGCTGTGGCTGTGGTAGTTTCAGTTGTCGCTACTGCATTAGCTTGTTTAACTGTCGTATTAGCTGTTAGTGCTGTCGTCCCTGCTACCTGTGTTGTTGTATTAGTAGCCTGTGCAGTAGTATTAGCTGAGACTGTAGTAGTTAGGTTTGATTGTTCAACCCCTACTAGCCTTAAGAGTGCATGGTAAGCCCTATATGTACCGCTTGACTGGTCCATGAAGGTATTTTGTAGCTGTGTGATACCATTTAAGACACTCATAGCACCTGCAAGTTTAGTAAGGGTTTGCTGTGCCTCCTCTGACTCAACCCCAAACATAGCCATAGCACCAGCACCTACTTGAAAAGCACCTACTACACTACCTGCTACATCAGTTATACCTGCTAGGCCTCGTACATCATTAGCAAAATCACCTACTACTGCCTTTGCATCACCCATAGCGTCCTTGATACTACCTGCCCTTGCTGCTAGTTGTTGGAATTTCTCACTAGCAGGGTCTACACCATTGAGCAACATATTAGCTAGCTCGCCTTGGATTGCTTTTAGTTCCCTTTTGATATTACCGCTACTAGCCTTAAATACAGCCTCTGTATTACCTACTTCCGATTTTACTTTTTCAATAATCGAATTAAACTGCTTATTATCAAGCCTTATTCTAGTTACCAAATCTTGAGACATATTCCTGTGCTTTCTTTTTAAGTCGTTCTAAGTCCTTCTTGGTTGGTAGTGGGTCTTTGTCACCTGTACTACCTTCTAAGTTGTCCCATGGTAAGGGCATAAATTTTCGTGGGTTATTTTCTTTAGTGCCACCCATCACTTTGGCAGATGTAAAAATAGCCTGTCTCCCTATCTCCCAGTCATCCTGTTTAGCCCTGTACAGATTCTTAACTAGTACGTGTAATTCTAACATACTCATCCTGTCTAGTACATACTCGGGGTCTAGGTTGCCTTGAAATACTAAGATACTAAATACATCTGCCATTAGGAGTTTCCCCCTTGTTCCCCCTTCTTCTCATCCTTACCCTTAAACTCTGCTTGTCTTGATAATTCCCTTTTCATGAACTCTGTATAGACTGTAAAAATTCTAGGGTCTTCATCTAGGCTGTCTAAGAGTTTATCAAAGGTTAGGTCAGTGTCTTTGTTACCTGCTAAGATACAACAATATAGAAAAAGGTACTGGTCGCTAAGTGTATCGAGACTAAATAATTTATTAGCTGCTGCCTCGAAAAGCATCATACTACGTACACTATATTTTAATTTAAGCTCCTTGTTATTAATAGTTATTACATTCATGATTAAAAAATTATTGGGCTACCTACTACACCCTTGTTAAGTTTGGATATAATAGGTATAGCCCTGTTTCATTATTATTTCTTTATGCTGTTGCCACCTTCTTAAGCGGTCCTACGCCTGTAAAAGTAGCAGAAAATGTAGCGTTATCCTCATTTGGAGCACTGCACTCTAGGCTGGTAATTAATACCTTGCCTGTATATGTGCCAGTAGTAGAAGGAATCCAACCGCCCTTAGTTACCTCATCTGCCTTAGTCTTATAGTTCTTCTCTAGGGCAAAAACGGCATCTATTGGGGTCTGTGCTGTCATAATATCAAAGAGTTGTTCAAAGCCTACACCTTCACCATCATTTGACATTAGATTTTCTGTTGACATTTCCCAACTAATTTTACCTGCCTGTGCTGATACCCACTTACCGCCACTGTCCTTAGATGTAGTTTCAGTTGTATCTTGGCTAATAGAAAGACTGTGACTAGTTGCAAAAGCTATAGATTTGCCATTAATAAAAAGCATTAGGTCACGTCCTTTGGTTACACTTGCCATATTATGTTATTTATTTTTTATGTTAATTCCAATACTAAGTAGTTGCAAGAAAGTATCATCTCTATACTCCTCACTAGTATCTAAGATTTCAATGTCTGTACAGTCTGTCTCCTTTGGTAGTTCTTGTAGTAAGGTATCTATTGTCCTACTAAGTAAGTCTAAACCTTGCTTATAATCACTACTTGCTATTATTAGAGACATCCTAACAGTTACACCATACACTAGACTATCTTTATTACTGCTTGGGGTTACACTGTCTCTCCTATACACAATAAAAGGAAAAATAGTACCCTTATCAGCGACTAGTGGGTAAATCTTAGTACCTATCTGTCTACTTAGTTGGGTGTCTTGTGATAGAATATTTTTTATTATCCTACCTAATTCTAAACTCTTCATTATTTCTTATTCCATATCTTATCAATAGACTCAGAAAATAACCTACCCATAGAGTCCTCAACTTCTGACATCTTAGCCTGTACAGTGGGTTGGAAAAAGCTATGTTTCTTGTGAACTCCTCTACTAGCACCTGCCTTAGTACGTCTCAACTGTGTACCAAGTTCCCAAAATTTTAAGCGAAAATCAGCCATGATATGCACCTTAGCTGTATCACTATCCCTACTTGGCTTGCTGTACTTGATACCAGACTCTAGTGTTTTACCATTCCACCAGTTAGGACGGTTATAGCCCTTGGTTACTTGTCTGAGACTCTGCCTAGCTGCCTTAACTAGAATATCACTACCTTTTTTTAGTGCAGTGTTTTTAGCCTTAGTTTGTTCACGTCCTGTTAGTTCTGTGAATTTCTTAACCAGCTCATCTACCCCTGTTAGTTCTAAGTTGTCGTTATTCATTGATTAGCTCTGTTTCTATTACCTTCTTTTGTTGGGTTGGTACTGGAATGACACTTAAGACCCTGTACTTCTTATCCTTGTACATAATATAGTCTGTGTGTTCCTGTATATTAACGTACTGCCACACTTCAAAAGTAACTTGATAGGTATAGACTATTTCATCATTTACTACCTCTCTACTGCCTGTCTTATACCCTACATTAGTCCTAGTAGTTGTTAATAGGCGGTGTTGATTGGAAGAGCCTCCGAAATCGTCTTGTAATATTTCAGTCCGATAGATAGAAATTACATCTCTTAGTAGTCCTGTTCTCATTTCTGTACCTTATCCTTTCCGCCTGTGTATTTCTTACTATAATTTTTATAAAGGTCTAGCAAGTATGTAAGACTATAGGGTAGCTCTGTGTGACTGCTAAAAGCTATTGATTCACGGTTTGCATAAAAATTTGCAGTTAGAATTTTTATAGATTGAACTAGGGGAGGCGGTAATGTTGTCCTCCCACTAGCTTGTATGATATTTTCTAACTTATCATCTATATGTCGTTCTACTGCTAATTCCGCTGCTTGTTCAATGTCACATAAGTACTCATCGTCATCATGGAAACTAGAATCAATGTTTAGATGTTTCTTTAGTTGCTGTAAATTTACGTACATATAGAAACAATGTTAACTAATTAGACTGCGAATGTACCAAACTGGAAAGCCTCTGGTCTGATAAGTGCTGCATCAAAGTAAGCATTAACTACTAACCTAATCATACCATTAACCGCCTGTGTGTAGTTATCTACGACGATGTCCAGACCGCCCCAACTACCGATAGCCAAGTTACTGAAATCACCTACTACAAAGGTCTTAGCCTCTACATTTGATGTTGAGTAAACTGGTGTACCGTCCAAAGTGCCATCTGTATAAGCAAGCTGGGCTGTACCTCTAGAACCCTTCATCATATTTCTAAAACTTGCACGTGCTGAAGGTGAGGCAATATAAGAAATTCCACCCAGTACATTAGCCTCTTCTACCTTAGCCTCAAGACCTACCAAGCCCTCGAAATCTGTAACCTTAGTTGGGGTCTTGCCGTTGAAAATACCTGCAGGGGTTGTAGCTGACTTTGCACCCTTGCCCAAGATTGTGTTCTCAAGTTTAGAGTTAATAGCATTAATCAAGTCCTGCCTAATTGCATTCTCTACACCGATAGAATCCTGTGCAAGCAACATCTTAGAAATGTCAACATATGCAGTAAGTCGCTTAGGGGTGAGTGTTACATTATTATACAGTACATTGCCGTCTGTTGCTGCTGCTGTCTCACCTGCCCAATTAACATTAGAGCCTGTCATTACTGGAATCTGTGCGTTATTTGTCAAGCCTGTATAGAACTTTGCACCAGCTTGTACTAGGACATTCTTAGCACGGAGAGGCTCAATAATATCGTATAAGTCTGTTGCTACTACATCTACACCCTCACTAGCTACTGAAACTGCCGCACGTGTTTCCATGGTAGGGATATAAATCTGACCTACTGTATTCAAACCTGCAGCCCTCATCTCCTTCAAGCCCGCATTACAAACTGCTGCCGTTACATTATCGAGCTGTCTGTTTTCTGCTACATTTCTAATAGCCTTGAGTAAACTAAATCTCTGTTCTTTCATCGTATTAATATTAATATGTTTGTGTGTTCGTGCTGAGCGTGTCTCTTCTTCCTTATCTTCACCCTCAACATCGTTATCCTTGTCCTTATCCTCGTCTACTACTTCCTCATCAGACTTCTCTACAGTATCTTCCTGTACTTCTTTCTCGTCCTCTGTGTCAGTGTTTTTCTTTTCTACTTCTTCCTGTGTTGGTACTTCATCATTCTGTACCTCATCAATCTTCTCTACAGTCTCTTCCTGTACTTCCTTTTCTTTCTCGTCCTGCATTTCTCTTAGTTGATTAAGTTTATCTAGTGTTCTCTGACTAACTGAGGTACTACTATAAGCTGGATTCCATACAGGGGAGACATCATGTAACTCGTCAATCTTAAGTATCTCCCTGTATTGCCTGTCGTCTGTTCCTGTCGTCCATACCTCGCTACCTTCATCTGTGCTAACTGTAAAAGCGAAACTGCTACTATCAATGTCACCACGTCTAAGGTATTCTAAAAGTTCATCACCCAGATCCGTATTAGGTGCTGTGAAGGTATATTTAAGTCCTTGTTCATCTAGTTGTAATTGTAAGCTACCTGTACCATACTTAGACCTTGCTAGTACTTTGTCTTGGTCATGGTTAAATAGGCAAAATACATCAGACCTCATTAGTACTTCCTCAGTGATTGCAGCAGGGTTAATAGTCTCATAAAATCCTAGGTCTTCACTTTGGCTGTTAAAAACTACTGCATAACCTTCTACTGTTCTACTGTCTTGACTTACTACGGGGGTACTTCTGATTGCACGTACTTCTATGTTGTTATCCTTCCTCATCTGTACTACTTGTTAGGTTAGTTTTAGATACATCATTATAGGCTAGGTTGTGGCTGTCTCCATTCTCAACAGGATTATAACCTAGCTGCCGTCTTACCTCATTAATTGACAAGACACCCATACTAAGGAGACTGTTATAGTACCCTGCTAGTTCTGCCTTATTCGTTCTCAGTATTGCAGTCTCATCTAAGCCTAGTTCTAATCCTGTACCGCTTGTTAGTTTCCTGTTTAATTCCTCCTCTATCATCACAATATAGGGGTTAAGCGTGTAAGTAAGGTATTGTAAGTTAGATTCACCTACACTACTATAACTACTCTTGCTTAGGTCACCTAGTAGAACAGGGCTGATATTAAAGAAACGTGCTATATCAACTACACTAAAATTCCTAGATTCTAACATCTGAGCATCTGAGCCGTTAATTGATATAGGCTGATAATCCATATTTACAGGCAGCACAACTACACCGCCTCCTTGATTACCTTGCCCAAATGTAGACCGCCAATTAGTAGATATTGCCTGCTTTTGTTCCTCACTTAGATTACTGTGTACCTTGATAATACCGTTTAAGTTGCAACCATTACTAAAAAAGTTCTCTGCTACCTGTTCAGTTTGTTGTGCGATATTGAGACTTCTAGCTGCATGACTCAGAACACTAATACCCTGTACACCGTCAACTGAGTACCTAAGAAAATGTAGTATCTCACTAGGTTGTATCTGTCTAGCCCCTATGTATGAACAGGTATAGTAAAGGGTGTTATCTTCCTTCCTATAAATACACTGTACATCATCAGCTGGTAAGTATCTAAGCCCTACTACATCCTTACCCTTTTTCTCAATCAGTACATAAGCATTACCTTTTAATAAGACAGACTGTACTATATTCTTTAGTAGGGTATAGCGTGTCATCCTATTGTTAGTAAAGATGTCATAAAGTGGGTGTTTGTCTAGTAGGTCTGTTCCCTTTGTATTCTTTGCCTTGACTTGAATAGGTAGGGTAGCAATTGAATCACTAATAAGGTTAACTGCTGAGTAGACCGCACTAAGACTCATAGCACTGCCTGACTGATAACCAAAACCCCATCCTAGACTTTCTGATAAGTTAGGGTTATAAAAGGGTTGGCCTCGTTTTTCTGGCTTGTCCCTACTTATATTTAATCCTAGTATTTTCATGGTTAAAAATTAAATCCTGTTATTTCGTTATTATATCGTGGCTGTTCTAAATATTTACCTAGTGCATTTAATGTAGAGTGTACACCGTCTATCTTACGTTCGCTGTTATTATTCTGCTTGACTGGCTTAATATTACCGTTACTGTCTTCCATAATCTCACAATTACCAAACATCCAACTAGTTATTAAGTTCTTATCTAGCTTGAGTGTGCCATTCCGTGAAATCAGCTCTAAGTGTCTAGTCGGTCTATTCATGCTGCCTGTCGTTTGAGAATAAGGTTGGCAGTTAAATCCTAGTTCAGTTAGCTTAATAATTGCCATCGTACTCTGCCATTGGTCATAAGATATACACTCAATAGGTAAGGTCTTGTTAATAGCCTGTATGTCTTCAATTACCCTGTTATAATCTACTACATTGCCGTCTGTGATATTTAGATAACCTAGTCCTTGCCAAAATTTATACTTATCCCTGTTGCTACTCTCACTTAGGGCAGACTGTGGCAAGTAGTACCAAGACTTAGAGTAGATTGTATTGTCGGTTGGTATTACTAAGGTCATTGCTGTTATATCACTTGTACTACTAAGGTCTAATCCTAAGTAGCCTGTACACCCTTGAAATATTGGGTCTTGAAGGTCTATAGTAGTCATTGAGTCCTGTATATATCTACTAGGAATCCACTCACCCCTTTCATTACTACACCAGATATTCATTAACTTTGTTTTATAATTAGTGAGTAATAAAGGGCTATTCTTCGCTTTCCTTAGTTCTGATTGTAAATAAGACTCTGTTACTGTTAGGCCTAGGTTTGGCTGACACTTTACCCAGTTCTTAGGGTCTTCTATGTCGTCTTCCTTGTCTAGGGTATAGATAGCTGAAAATATACTATCATCTTCTGCTTTACCTTCTAAGATACTTATAAATGTACTTCTAAGTTGGTAGCATGGATTAGACATATCAAAGCCTGCTGTAGTAATATATAGCATTAGGGGCTGAGTTCTCATACCCACGCTACTAGTTAAGACATTTGCAGTATTATTAGATTTGGCTGCGTGGTACTCATCTAGACAAAAAGCAGAACAGTTTAGACCGTCCAATTTATCAGCCTCACTACTCACGCACTTCATAGTAGACTTGGTAAGGGGAAACTTGATAGAATCCCTGTAATAGTTAAAGTACTTACCCTTCTTGTCTATGCTACTAATAAAGTTCTTAGACATCGTAAAAGCTAGCTGTGCCTGTGCGTAACTATTGGCTGCAAAAATAACTTGGGCCTCATTTTCACCGTCTGCTATGAGGTGATATAACATGAGAGCTGCAGCTATGGTACTTTTGCCACATTTACGGGCTACTTCTATATATACTTCCCTAACGACTCTAGTATTATCTGAACACCAATGAAAACCGTATATACTTGCAACTACCCATTTCTGCCATTCCTGTAAGACTAAGGGTTTACCTGCAAATTTACCTGTAGACTGTGGTAGCTTTTGTAAGAAATTAACTACCTTATCAACTGCCTTAGAATCAAAGTACCTATCTTCTTTGTCAAACCAGCTTAGGTATCTAGAACATGCAAGACGAACATACTCACACGCTACTTCCTTGCCGCCTAAAACACCCCTTGCATAAGATTTGTACTTCTCATCTATCATTGTGTTATCCTAGTATTAAAGAGTCTGGGTAATTCTGTTTGTAGTCGTATGCTAGTACTTCCCCCCTATTAGTAAGTCTTTTAACGGCCTCTACATGAGTTTCTGTACAGTTCAAGCAGTCTGTAGCATAGCACTCAATCATAGCTAATAGCAGCCTCCACTGCGCCAAAGGATAGGAAAATTTGTGACCGTGATAAATTTTAGTCATTGTCTCCTTACCTAACTGTTCATGTGCTAGGAGTGCTGCATAAAGGATTGTACGTTCCTGTTTATCTAGCCACATCTTTAGACTGCCTACTGTGAAACTATTAATCTCATCTGAACTGTCGTAATATCGTATGTCATTAATCTTCTGTACTATTGCAGCCTGTAGTAGTTCTTCCTCAGTTGGCTCTTTGTGTTCCTCTACTATGTCTTCTTCTTGTTGGTCAGTAGTTGGGGTTTCTTCTACTACTTGCCATCCTGCTTGTACTAGTTCTTCCTCAGTTGGGTTAATGATTGTCTTACCGTCTATTTCCAAGTAACCGTTATATAGGTGTCCTTCTTTAATATATTTCTTCATACCCTTATAATGATTGACTACCAAACTCTAATACCGTACCTAAGATAGTAACAGTGTAGATATGATTTGGTAAGATAATAAATGTACGTGGTAGTTTGATATTAGAAGGTAGACTTATTCTAGGTGCTGTCTGTCCTGTCTTAAAACTAAATCCGTACTCATCTAGGAAAGGACTGTTAGGGGCTGGTTGTAAGGTAATGTTAAGACTTTCTACCACTTCCCACACATGAAACTCACCGCTATTAATCGTAACTGTAGTGTCTGTTGGGTTTGTATGTCTTACTTCCTTACTTCTGCCGTCTATACCGTCCCTACCATCCTGTCCTTTCACATATAGGCTGGTCTTCTTTTGACTTCCTGTAGTTCTGTCGTAATTATATACATAGTAATCACCACCGACATAAGGACATTTAGTAGTTAAGTCATCCTGTATCTGTGTCAGCCTAGTATCAACCGTTCCAAGTTTCTCTGTTACCTTAGTGTTTACATCCTCTAAAGCACTATCTACACTCTTGCCTAGTGTTGATATTGTAGTAGAAAATGTAGTGCCTAGTTCTTTAATTCTATTACTTGCACTATCTACCTGTTCCTGTGCTGACCTTGTTACCTTCTCAATACCTGCATCTATCTTCTCTGTCAACTTACCGCTAACAGTATTTTCTATCCTATCACTAACATTACCTAGAGTCTCAGTATCAGATACCTCTAAGTCACTGTCTATAAAGTATTCAGTGGTAATTAGTCTATCTAGTCCTGTGGTGGGATTATTTACCTTGTAGTTTAGAACGCCCCTACCCATATATTGAAGGTGAGGCCACGATAGAAACATATAACCCTCATCGTCTGTAGCTGTTAAGATAGTGCCAAACTTAGGATTAACTGTAAAGAATGTAACTTGTCCTCCTACTACGAATCCTTGGGGCTTTAGTTTGATTGAGCTGCCCTTGTATAAATGTTCCATATTATCCTGCTGTTAGTTTAGTTATGAAATCCTCTGCACTAAGTTCCTGTTCTTTTTCTGGCTTATCCGCTATCTTACTACTTGCTAGGGGTGATAGTCCTAACTCTTTCACTACCTTTAATATCTGTATCTGATAGGCTGTTTGGATTTGTAGTAAGGGGTGTTTATTGGGATTACCGTATCTATCATTAATTAGTAGTCCATCCTTCTTAATCCTTTCCTTACACTGATAAAACATATCTAGTGACTCAGATAATAGGGATAGGGCTGCTTTCCATTCTGCCTTAACTTCCCCATACTCAGACTCTAGATATTTATAGGCGTTGTACATATATTCCTGCACTGACTCCCTAACATCTGGGTATAGGTTTTGTATCTTTTTCTTTGTTATCATTGTTTTTCATGTATTCTTTGGTCATTAAACAGGTAGTGGGAAATTGCATAGAACATATTAACTGCATAACTATTACCTGCCTGTTTATATAATTGCGTATCACTTACCCCTGCGTTAACTCTTGCTAGGTCTACATCGTGTCCTGTAAATCCTTGTAACTTAAATGACTCAGTAGGTGTAATTCTTCTAAGTGGCTCTGTGTGATAGTCTGGGTTTGGTTTCCTAGTACCTGTTTGTATATAATGATGTGTATAGTAGTTCCCCATTCCTGCCCTTCTATCAGATTTACAGGTTAAGGTCGCTGCAATTGGTCTGTCAAATTTTGGCTTAGTTGTGTAGCTAGTATTTTCCCCCAATAAGTAAGCCCTGTATGTTGGACTAGTTGAGGTGTTATATTTGCTATCTACCTTCTTGTCTAATATATCCAATACCTCAGACTGATTATTTATGCTCCATTCTTTCCTGTAGTCCCTGTTAAATACGTCCCTTACCCTAGTTGATGTAAAGGTAAAGTTAGGTAGGTCTAAGGTGGTAGCAAAGATAATAAGCCTGTTTCTATTCTGTGCTAACTTATAATCTGCTGCATTAAATAGGTCATAATATACAGTGTAACCTAGATTTTCTAACGTGGTCTTGATTGTCCTAAATGTGTTACCCTTGTCATGTGTTAATAGCCCCTTTACATTCTCTAAGAGTACAAAAGGGATAGGCTTGTACTGTTTCTTCTTGACTTCTAGGATATGTACTATCTCATAAAAAAGTGTCCCTCGTGGGTCTAGAAATCCTGCCCTCTTGCCTGCACTACTAAAAGTCTGACATGGAAAGCCACCAGTTAAAATATCTATATCTAAGTTCCTAGTAATATAATCCTTAGTTTGATTCCATGCTATTAAGTCACCCATTGCAAGACTATATTTACTGCTAGGGTGTATTGCTTGGTAGGTCTTCACTGCAAACTTATCTATCTCACTGTAGGCTATGGTTGGTATCTCTAAGCCACTATCAATGTATAATAGTTCTGCTGCCCTACTAAAGCCTCCAATACCTGCAAATAATTCTAAGTGATTTAGTCTTTTCATGTTCTTTCAATTATTACACGCTTATAGATTGTCTTCTCACCTAGCTTTGGATTATTCAACCTATCTACTATCCTAAACTGACTGCTGCAGTGCTTTGTCAGAAAATTAACAGGAACACCCATTAACCCTTTATAGTCGCTTGGGATGTCCTTTACCTTATTCACATTGATAGCTGGATAGTTACTGTAGATTTGATAATCAGTAGGGTTATAAGTTGCTGTTAGTACTAACTCCTGTCTGTTCACTGGTAGGGTAGTAAACCATGATGTACTACCTAAGTCTTTAACTGTGCCGTCTGGAGTTACATAGTACCTAAGTGTTGTGTGACCTAATCTAATCTAATCTGTCCTGCCTTAAACATTGGAAAGACATTCCCATAGGTCACTGCATTTATACAACCTATTATTATAAAATCTTTGTCCTTGATTGTATCTATATAGTCTCTGAACAGGCTAAAGGGTGGGTTTGTAATTACTATGTCACAATCCTTTAATATTGCTAAGCTGGTGGGACTATTAAAGCTACCGTCACCACTTACTACAGTCTTTATAGTTTGTCTGTTTATGTAGTCTAACTTACATGTACCGTTCGGATCGTAATGAGTAGCTGTTAGTCCTTTTAATCCTAGACTATCATAGTTAGTAGTTAAGTAAGACCAAAACATACTATCCACGCTGTCACAATTACAAACTACCTTCTTTCCTTTTAGGTATGGACTGTAATATACTAGTTCCTTCTCAATGTCTTCTAGCCGTGTGTAATACTCGTCATTCTTTGCTGCCTTAGATTTATTTAAGCTAGTATTACTCATTATATAATTTTTCTAGTAGATTTAATGAACGCTTAACCAGCTCACACTTCATTCTATGGTAGTCGTCTGTGGGTAAGTCGTCTGTCATGTAGGAACGGCTTGCAAACATTATATACCTCTCTCGCTTTTCTAACATATCTTCTACACCTATTCTATATGCTAAGATGTAAATATGATAGCCTGCTCTCTCTAGGTTAGTTAAGTTCTGCCCTGCTTGTTCCTCCTTACCTGTTAACATATCTAAGCTAGGTAAGTACTGTATGTCTTCTCCCCCTAGTTCTGTATCTAAGTGGGGTGTCATTGGGTCTGTTATGTCACCTAGGTATAAAAATTCTAGGTCGTCTCTATAACTCTTGCACCCATTATAATAAGTCCAAACCCCATCTACTAGGTTTAATATAGGTCTCTTAAAATCTTGTCTTATACAGTCTAAGACATCATCTAGTCTTCTTGCCATAATCTCAAAATGTGTTAAAAATTACCCTCCCATGTGCAAATAAAACTGGGGTGGGGTAAAACGTTGATAGCCAAATAGTTAGATAGGGGCGGGGGTATAAAGTGCTTAAAATCAAACTGTTACACTTTACTCTCTACCTCACCCCTACTAATAACTAATATTATCATCTGACTTTATACTTCTACCTAGTACTGTAAGTCTTCCCCTACATTATTACTAGGTGTTGTGTTATTCTTCTTTGGGTTGTGGATAGCGTTGTGACATTCCCTACAGATTGATTGGAGGTTGTCTAAGTCATACGCTAGTCTATCTCTCTCAACAGGATTACTAGTAGACATAAAACTAATTAAGTGGTGTACATCTAGGGCAACCTTGATTTTACCCTTCTTAAGACAACATTCACATAAGGGTTTCTGTCTTAGCTTAGTATCTCTTAGTTGTTTCCATGTCGTGCTACTATATATTGCCTGTCGTTCTGCTTTTCGTTTGGCACTGTAAGAATCTTTGTTAGTGTTCTTTGGTGGCCTGTATATTGTTGGCATAGTTTATTAGTGTTTAGTTATCAGTCTGTATTAGTAAAGTGGTAAGG